TTCGTAGAATTCTTCTTCGGCCATTTCCAGTATCTCGGATAATGGCCAATGCGTTATTTTAGAAAGCACGATTATTTCTCGTCTAAGGTCGCCGCAGGTCCGAAAAAACCCATATACACCTTTTGGACTTTGGTGTAGTCGGTTTCATCAAGTTCTTTGATTACCTGTGGCGAGACCTCACACAAATTTGCAAAGAGATTTATTTCCTTTTCTTCATCCGTTGTTTTCATAACCGAAACTGCCAATCTGTCTTTGACTTTGCTGCGGCGCATCGTCAATTCTGTGTATGTCGTTTCGTCTATCTTGATCGGATATTCCAATTTTATTTTTTCCATGTTACACCCCCAATGCTGAACGGATGTCTGCCAAGACATCTTTGCCATTGATGTTGCGGACCATGTTGTCTACGTCGATTTCAATGACCTTTTGGCCACCGATATCCAACGAGTAATAACGGCACGCAATGGAGCATTTCAATGTGGCCAAATCGCCAGCCTTGAAATTGCCCATATCGACCTCTGTAAACATGCCTCGCAAACTGATTGTCATTGGTGTGGTTGTCTTGTCATCAACCAGCGCACCACGCAATGTAACTTGGACTTGGTTTCCGGATACCAACCCGAATTGTTTCAACACCTCCGGATCGTATTCCACGATTGAAAAACTGCCCTCCAGTTTTTCCATTCCCATATCGACTGCCGCAGGGACATCCATTCCGCCACCACGAAAGTCTTCGGTTTTAATTGTCAGCTTTGGTGGTGTGACTTCTTCTGCTTTACCAGCATAGCCACGACCATCTACAAACAAATTAAAGTTCTTCAAGATTTTTGCCATGTTTTACCCCCTTGTTATTCAAAGATTTCTTCCAAATAGTCGCTTGTCAGACGGCTGCGGAATGTGATGTGTTCGGCTGGGAACGATGGTGTAAAATCAAAGTCAAACGTGATGTTCCCCAATTGGATGTTTTCGGCTGTGTTCAGATTTTTATCTGCCCAGCATGTGCCGTTGATAATCGCACCGATGTTCTTCAGATAACGCAGATAGCTGTTCACACTTTCACACACGTCTTCGGTGTATGTGCGGTTTATGTTCCTATCTATTGCCCACAGATGTGCTGCCAACAAACTGTCATTTATCAAGTCTGCCGTTCTGCGTACCGACAGGAATTGCCATTTCGTATCTGATGATGCTGTGCGGTTACCCCACAATCTGTATCCGTCTTGTTGGATAACTGTCGCCACTTTGTGTTCGTTCAAATAATTCGCAACGCATTGGCTGTCGCCCAATGTGAAATCCACTGGCTTTGACAATCCAATGATGCCTTTGATTTCTTGGTTGGATGGTGACCACCAGAATCCACGATCATTGTCTGATTTCGCAATCAAACCTGCGACACGTGGTGACAAAGGTTCTTCGACAACGTTTTCGCCTTTCTGCACTTTTGCCCATGGATATACTGAATACAAACGTGCCGATGTAAATGCTGCTTGGTATGTTGTCGCTTGTTCTCTTGTGCCATTCGGACAATCTGCAACAACCATCGCACGCAAACGGTCTGCAACTTCCAACAATGCCGTCACAACAGGATTGGCAGAATTGCTTGCGCCTGGTTCGTGTGTGAATCCTGGGGCAATCAATATGCGTGGTTGTACTTTGCATTCTGTTTGTGCTGCCAACAAGCATTGGATACCTGTGTATGTTCCGTCTGATTGAACGCCACCGATGATGTCCGTTGCTGTGATTGCTGTCGGATCTAATTCATCATCTTCGTCCAAGTGGTCTTCATTATCCGGATCGGCAACATTGACCACCACGACCACTGCACCGGTTTGATCCAATATACCTTTCAATGCTGTCGGTATTGTGAATCCATCGGTTTCATCGCCGAATGTATCTATTGCCTCTATCAAATTTCCAGTGATTACTGTTGGTTTATTCACTGGGCCTTTTGGTGCTGTTCCAACCAATCCGATTACGGATGATGCAACAGTGCTAACCGGATGTGCGCCGCCATCCAGTTCTACGATTTCAATTCCATGTAAGAATCTATCACTCATTGTTTTTTCCTTTTGTTTGGGGTTGTTGTTAAAGTTTGCGTATGCGGACATACCCAGGTTTACCGGATACACCAGTCATTGTGTTTGTACCGTTTCGCCAAGTGAAGTCGCCAGATTGTCCACGTGATGTGTCATCCGGCCAGTTATCATTCACACGACCTGTGCCGGTTCTGGCTGCTGCCGTTGATGATGCTTGTGCAGCTGTACAAGCATTTGGGTTATTTATCAGTGTTGATATCAGTGCTGTTCCACTTGCGGTATTTGTTCCTATCACACCAGGGGTGCGTGTACATCCGGTTGTTGATGTCGCACGTGTGCTACCGGCTGTTCCGCCACCTGCGGATAATGTCAGATTTGTGAATCCTGTTACCGTACTTGCAATACCAGGGTTACCTGTTACGGTTCCACCTGATGCACTTGAAAAAGATCCCATCTTTGTTGCACCACCTGAGCCAACAACGATTGTTATTGTTGCCGCAGCAGTTAATCTTGCCGTTACTTGTATCGTTCCGCCAACACCGCCTTGTGCATAGTGGTACGTTGTGTTTGTTGTACATTTACGTCCGGATGCACCACCACCACCGCCAATCAATGTGATTTCATAAGTTCCGGCAGATAGTGCCAACGTGTATGTTCCTGCAACTGCATTTTCGTATATCAGCACCGGATCGCCTGTGTAAAACACTCGTGCCATACCACTGATGCCGATGTATCCTTTCTTCACTTTGTGTGCGTATCCGCCAACACCGACATACAGTTTGCCTATCTTGCGTGCCAATGAACTTATTCCTATAAGTGCGTTTTTGCTCATTGCTTTTCCTTATTCATAAACCAGTAAAATCTGACCGTTGGCGAGTGATGAAAGTTCGCCTGGATCTGTTGCTGTTGCTTTTACATTTCGTACATTGAATGCCGATGTCGGATCTGCTGTTGCCACCGTTATCGTGTCATTGGTTTTCGCTGCCTTTGCTGCCAGCGCATTCGTTACCGTTGTTGAAAAGTTCGCATCATTACCAAGTGCCGTTGCGAGTTCTTTCAATGTGTCCAATGCCGCCGGTGATGAATCCACCAACGCAGATATTGCCGCCGCTACTGCTGCGGTTACGAATTCAGTGGTCGCTATTTGCGTTGTATTTGTGCCAGCAGTGGCCGTTGGTGCCTTTGGGGTACCAGTGAACTCTGGCGATGCAATGTCCGCCTTTACGTCAAACTTTTGCTGTCCTGTGGGTGTTAGGTTGCTTAGGTCTTGGTTCGCTGCACCCTGCATGATTCCACTGTGGTATGTGACGATTACATCTTCGGCATTTGATACAGCCAGTATCATTCGCACACCAAGTTCTTTGACAGTTCCCTCGGTTGTTTCCGGTTTGTATGTTGCCGGATATTTTCCTACCGCAAACAGGTCGCCATCTTCGTCATAGATACCAACCTCTCTGATCCAGAAGCCACCGACTGTGCTGTCTATAACTGCCTCGGCTGCCAAATTGTTCGGATTGGTTGCCTCGACCTCTACGTTCAACAATGCACATCTGTGTTGTTCACTGTGCAATGCTGTCATGTCTTCTGTTGGGTCAATCGTGCTGTTCCCGAATGCCATATGTGTCAGTGTCAAGGTTCCGCCAACCGGTAATGCCGCCAGCTTTGCCAAACCTGTTGTTGTTACAAGTGCGTAGTAATCAGACATTTTCTTCCCTTGGGTATATTGTTGTTTTTTCTAAATGGCCAAATGCCACACCGTATCTTGGTGCTTTATTTTCTGTTTCTATCTGTGGCATGAAGAATTCCAAATGTGACCGCAGGTTCTTGGCCTGCAGGATTGCTGCATATATCAGCTCGGCATCGGTCAATGACATTCCGGCCTCACGATATACCGCATACACACGAAACGTGTATGGTTCGCCGTTGTATTCAAACCATTCCGTTATTCTTATCTTTGCGAACAGGAACGATTCCAATGTTCGCCTTAATGCCCCCAGTGTTCCTTTCTGCCTATGTACCAGCAGGCTTTCACGAACCACCTTTCTTTTGGTTATTGCCTCCCATTCGTTGTTCCAAATGTCTACCGACATTGCCCATGCGATCCATGGCAGGAACTCTTCCAGGCAGTTATCCGGATCGTTCAAATATCGCAGTGCATCTACATTCAAAGATAAAAGCCGCAATGTTGTTGCGGCCTCTAAATCTTTTTGTAACTGTGTTGCGTTTGGTGGCAAAAGGCTATTACTCTGAGTCATCGGTTATCACAAATTCCAAATTTATACCTGTGCATTTCGGTGCTTGTTCTTTCGTTGTTTCTACATCGTCTGCCGGTGATGTTAGGATTACTTTCTGCACACCCTCGGTATGCAGTGCATCAAAGATTCCGGATCGTGCGATCATGTTTCCTATGGTGCTGTTCTTGGCCAAGTATCTGTCCAGCGCATCACGACATTCTTGTTCCGTTATGCTCATACTTGGACTTAGGAATAAATGCACCTGTGCAGTGATTGCGTATTCAACCATTTCGGCGGCCTGTACCTCTACGTGGTCCGTCAGTGGTCGCACGTCTTCACTGCTCAAATAATCTTCAACGGCATCTATCAGTTCTTGGCTTGCCACACCATCATCTTCGGTGGACATTATGGTTATCAGCACTTCGCCTGGATCTGGTGATTGTACGCTTGCTGATTTGACCCTTTGGTCCGCACTCAATGTGTGGAACAGATATGCCTTTTCTGATCCGGCAGTGGTTAATGCCTCCGCTGCCAATTGTGTTCTGTAACGGAGTCTTTCATCGCTTTCACCATCTTGCCTTGTGATGCCATAAAATGCTGCGTGGTTATCCAAGTCCGTTCCGGTTGCGTATGCCAACATGCATGCTTTTGCTGCCTCGTTGATTTTATTCCTAAGCAACATTTCACGATATGCTGCACATTCCAGTGCAATAATTACCGGATCGCTTTCTACCAACGCATCGTATGTTGGGTCCTTTGCCTTGAATGCCACCAACAGTTCTTCGAATATATCCTCAAACGACAGCTGTTCGATTATCGTTGGTGCCGGCAATTGCGACATATCGATATGGTTTGGTGTCAATAAACTTTCGATATCTGTGTTGTTTGCTGTACTCATTGTATTTCAATTCCGTTTAGTGTTACGTCTTCGCCAGTAACTAGATATTTACCGGTGATGTCCAATACCAAGTGGCCGTTGTCCATTGATACAACCGTCACATTGGTTGCCTCAAATCGTGGTTCGTAATTGAATTATGCCTCCACGACATCAGCATAAATCTCTGCTATCAGTTCGCCTGTGATTGGTGCATCAATTCTTTTGAATAATCGGCTACCATAATCTCGCCGCATTATTCTTGATCCAATCGGTGTTGATAAAATGTCCGTTATGCTCTGTCGCAAATGTTCCAGGTCTGCAATGCTGCGACCAGTATGCACGTTCATTCCTTGCATTTCTAACTCGGTTGTTCTGTTGTTGCGGTTGATGGTGTTTCGCCTGCGTTATACGAGAACTGGTGCGTATGTGTTGATAACTTTTTACCTTTACCCTCGACCTCGCCAGTGGCGGTTACTTTACCCGATGTTGTTATGTTGCCGGTGACACT